CATGCACCCTGTGGATGCATGGCTTAATTCAGGAAAAACAGCAGGTTTTTCGGGGATTTTCAGGCGGGGCGTTGCGCGGTCATTTCTGCAAACCGGCGCGCATAAATCCGGTGCTGAACGGGCGTATATTTTTGCTGATTATCCACCCGCGAAGCCGCGTCGGGCCTGTGTCCGGCGGCGGTTAAAATGTCGCTGTCCTGCGCACAGTAATTAATTTCTTTTTCGTCGCTCAGCCAGCTGTTCAGGGCTTCACGAAAATAAGCTGCGGCACGGTCGAGGGCGCGATGCCTGACCAGCTCCGGCTGGCCGTTGAGTGCCTTTAATTCCGGGGCCAGCACGGCGGCAAGCGTTGCGCCGTGCTGCTGCATAAATCCGTTGAGGCCGTTCTGCATACTGACGCGCTGAAGGGCTTCATGCGAGCGGATATAGCGACCGGCCGCCTGGTTAATCTGCCATTTTTTCACGTCGATACTTTCGCGCAGTTCTGCGAGTCTTACCGGGCAGTTTTCACTGTCACCGGTCAGATGCTGATACAGCGCCTGCTCTGCCTGCGCCAGTTCAGCTTTAAGCGTCAGCCAGGCGGTTTTGTCTGCCTGACAGATTTCAGAGGCCTGTTGTGTGGTTAATGTGGTCACGGTTGGTTTCCTGTCAGATTACTGCGTGGCGGATGGTCGCTGCGTTCTGGCCCTGCCGGACTCAGCTTTGATAAAATCATCCGCCTCACCCCCTTCTGACGGTGGGCGGATAATACTGTCGATGGATTCCATCGAACGGAAACTTGCTGAACAGAGCAGATTGGTGCACTGGTAATAGCGGTGTTTCACACTTTCCGACAGATAGCGGCTTGTACGGGCGTGTGCCGCCTGTTTGCAGAACGGGCAGTGGATCATGACAGTAATCCCCTGGCCTTAAGCTCCGCTTCGCGCTCCTGTAATTTTGCCTGCCATACCTGTTTACCGGCAACGCCGCGTGCCACGCCATAATCCATGTGTGGAAGGGTGTCGGCAGACAGCCCCGTTTTATAAAGCACCGGTTCGTCAGCCAGACGGATATGGCAGGCTTCCACCTGTTTATCCAGCCAGGATTTAACCTGTTGCATCACGGCCTTTTCCGGCTCCACATACCCTTCAGTGCCGGCAGTGTTTGCCAGCGGGTTATCCAGTACCAGCATTTTCAGTTTCATCGCCCGGACAAGTGCCGCGCAGCTCTCACGCAGTGCCGTATCCAGCTCCTGCTCTGCGTACTGTCTGAGAAGGGCGTAATGGGCTTTGCGGTATGTCCTCGCCGTGCTGTCACAGGCTCCTTTCAGCCGGTCACTTTCAAGGCGCAGCACCTCCGCAAGGTTTTCACATTCCTGCGCCAGTTCGCGGCGGGCCACACGTTCGATATGGCTTTTTTTCAGTTCGTCCGTAATGACCGCGCCACCGGTACGAAAGGCCATGCGCCATGCGCTGGCGTCGCTGCCGTTTTCCTGCTCCAGTTCAGCTTTCTGCTCTGCGGCGCGAGTGATGGCGGTGGTGGTCTCATCCAGCAGTCGCGCATTGTCGAGATGGGCCGCCCTGGCATTTTCCAGCTCATCCAGTGCGGGTTTCAGGTAACCGGGGAAATCAGTCTCACTCATGTTATGACTCTCAGCAGTGGGTGTGAGATCATTCTGCCGTGCGCCACACAACAGCACGACTGATTGCAGTTGTGGCAGGTCTGGCACAAAACACAGGCAAACCCGGCTCGCCAGAAAGAGGTCGCAGGAAAACCTTACTTACCGTTTGTTTTTTTACTTATAACTGTTCACTACTGTTCACCAGAAATAAAAGGATAAGTAATACAGTAAGTTAAAGGGTGAACAGTTGAGGGTATGACTGTTCGCCGTCTGTTCACCACTGTTCACTAACCTTTTTTGGTGAACCTTTAGCCCTTAGACTTTTTAATGGTTAATCAGTAATAAATTAATAAATATAAGTAATCAGGAATGGGCCATTACTTTGCCAGCATTTGCCAAAAAGTGGCCAACGTTTGCCACTGTATAAAAATCGCTCTGTTGTGTGGTCAGCTACCACAAAATGACTTGTTGCCCTGAGGCAAAATATTCACAGAATAGAGAGCTACCCGAGGCCGGACGGACACGACCGGCACTGTATGGACTTTACGAGGTAGCCCGATGCTCACAGTTTCTTTTCTCTCATATCCCGTATATCCAACGCCGCATTTCTATTTACCTGATGATATTTACAACATCTTTAAGGCTGGTAATCACCGGATAACAGCGCTGATTTTTTTAGATTAATCAGAAATTAATGCTCCAGTGTATATTCGATTCAGTTATGAATGATTTTGATTGGTTTTTACGGGTTTTAATTAGTTTTAACCAGTCAGAAGTCAATGTTTATCTGACGAAAAACAAACATGACCTGAAGAAAAATATACACATAATAGGGAGCTACCCGAGGCCGGACGGACATGACCGGCACTGTATGGACTTTATGAGGTAGCCCGATGCACACTGTTTTTTCTTCACCGTCTTCTGCCCCTGCCGCGCCGCTTATGCCGGTCTCTGACAGCGTTCAGGAACGTTTTATCCGCCTGCCCGAAGTGATGCACCTGTGCGGCCTGTCACGCTCCACCATTTCCGACGAGGCGCTGAACATCAAGCGTGACGCCGACCCGGCCTTTGATTTTTGTGGCTACCTTGAGGCGCTACCGGCGGCCAGCGGAATGTATATGGGTAACGCCAATATCGTTCCCCGTCAGCCGCGTAACTATCTCTATCATGCCTATCTGGTTTATATGGAGGCCAACGGCTACCGGAACGTGCTCAGCCTGAAAATGTTCGGGCTGGGACTGCCAATGATGCTCAAGGAGTACGGTCTCAGTTATGAGAAGCGACACACGCGGCACGGGACACAGACTAACCTGACGCTGAAAGAAGAAAGCGACGGCGACTGGCTGCCTAAATGCGACGAGCCCGCAGCAAAATAACCAACCCGACCGGCAATCGCCGGTCTTTTTTATTTGCGGGTCACTGTTGGTGAACAATACATTGTTCACTGTGCACGGGCTGTTCACCACTTATTTTATTGATAATTATAGATAAAATACTACGGTGAAGAGTGTGAAGGGTTTTTACGAAAAAAAGTTTTTTTCTGTTCTGGTTTGGATCCGAATAACGGATCCAAACCGAAGATGAAAATTTAATCTTTTCCTTGAAAACCAATTGGTTGAGTTAAAAACTGTCATAATGAATGCTGGGGGCACAAAAGGGGGCACTTTGATTGGGTTTTGATATTTTTTCCTTAAATTACATTGCATTATAGAATGATTTGAGTCCGGCCTTCGACATATAATGCTTCTTATGGTTACGTCCTGATTAATAAACATACTGAATATGTATTGTGCAGGTGATGCATTAGATCAAAGCCAAGGCGAAGCCCCCGGTATCTCCAGTCAGAAATACCGGGAACCTGTTGTTACCTGGCGATGAGCGCGAACACGCCCCAGCCAAAGTATTCCCGCGCGTACGTTACGTGGCGTTTCGGCGAGATGTTTAGCTCGGCCCTGACTTCCGCCGTGAAGTCGTCGTCAGGGTTGGCTTCCAGCCAGCGGCGCATGGTCAGCCATTTCGCGGCCTCATACCGGTCCCAGCCTTCCTGATCTGCCAGTACCATTTCCACTACATCGTAACCGAGGTCGTCGAACGCGCTGACAAGCCCTGGCAGCGTCAGGAAATCGCTTGTCGAGCTGACACCGCAGGCCTGGGCAATCTCTTCTGTCGCAGGTAGCTGACGCCAGTAGGGTTCGCCGATAAGCATGATCCCGCCCGGTTTGAGGCTTTGAGCCAGCAGTTCGACCGTCCCGGCAAAACCACCAGCAATCCATGTCGCGCCGACGCAGGCGGCCACATCGCATTTTTCTTCTGCCACATACCCGGCGGCGTCGTTATGTATGAACTGAACCCGGTTGTTGACGCCGAGCTCTTCGGCGCGGCGTCTGGCCTGCTCGCTGAACAACTGGCTCATATCGATACCGACACCGGTAATGGAGTGATCCCGTGCCCAGGTACACAACATCTCTCCCGAGCCGCTGCCGAGATCGAGAATGCACGCACCTTGCTTCATGCGTAACACACGACCCAGCGTGGCGTACTTTTCTGGCGTGAAGGGGTTGTGAATGCGGTGTTCACTCTCGCTGATAGTAAAAATACGTGGGATATCCATAATCCTCTCCTTATCGATTATCAGGCTGGGCACGAACATTGTTCAGCCCGGTGGTATTAATGCGGTAGGGCTGACCGTTGACGGATTTGATCAGCTTTTTGGTTTTGAGTTTTTTGAAGACGGCGAGCGTGCAGTCGGTGAGCAAAAGCCCTTCGCGGCTGTAGCATTCAACGGAAGTGACGCGGCCAGATGCATCGCGGACGTGCGCAATACGTCCACCTTTGGCGAGAACGTGTAAGGTACGTTGTTCCTGACGGGATAAATTCATACTGGAAAACCTGTTTCATCATCATGTGCAAAACGTGCAAACACACAGCGGTGTCCGCATTCGATTTCAGCGCATTGATAATCAGTCCGGCCTGTTAAGCTCGGGGGAACTGATTATCAGATGATGACATTCTCCAGCATCAAAGCCTCGGGTTGAGATGAAAGGTATTTACGAGGCAAATGATAACACCTCTTTTTGGTAAGTGAATAGCCGGGAACGAAAAGTGTGATCCCGAAGGGGAGGGCCCGGCGCCAGCATGTCGTATTACTGGCAGGCATGACGCAAAGGAATGAATTTGTCAGGCTGCGATAGCGGTCATACACAAACGCTAATTTATTCCTGTCTGGATCGCGTACATAAGCGCTGTGAAAACCTTTATTCTCAGGCTAACATTGTTGAAAAGTTGCTGGCGTACTTTTAACAAACGAGAAACCACTATCATGACGATAATTCCTGCCACCATCGCCAGACAATGGAAAGCAATTCTGCTGCCCGCCTGAAAGCCGAACTGATCGAACACAACGTCTCAGGTGGTTTCGACGCCGGGAACTTTGCGCTGCTGACTCAAAAACCCAGGCTAATCGACACGCTGGCGAATCAGCTTCTTGAAACTCATTTCCCAGCCAGCATTCAGAACGATATCGCCGACGAGCTGGGTTTTGATATTCAGCACACCCTCAGCCAGCGCGATCCGAAGTTCCGCCAGATGGTGTTGCGCGCCTACAACTATCAGTGCGCCATTTGCGGCTTCAATATGCGGCACGACAACACGCCCATCGCTCTCGAAGCGGAGCATTTTCGCTGCAAACAACATCAGGGTCCTTGTAAACTGCCGAACGG